GCAGTGGGCTCACCTCGCTTGCGACGCCCGGTGAAGCCCGTCAAGCGCCGGATAAAGCCAGCGCAAGCGAAGCGGCATAAGGGCTTCGCCTATGAAAACATAGGGTTCCTATGCTGAAAAAAAAGAGTATTTATTACCTAGAGTGGGCTAGCCGGTACCATGGACGAAGAATTAGAGTGGGCAGACCACCTTATAGCCAGCCAATTGAAGAGAATAGCCGACACCCTTGAGCGTTTGCTCAAACTAAGTGAGATGAGTCGATGATCCGTTGGATGTTTAGGTGGCTGTTCACTGGTGAGATACTCGATGAGTACTGTAGAGGCTGGAAGGATGGAGTTAATCAGGAGCATTACGACCCTGAGTCATCAGAACATGGATTGATTTCTAAATTGATGTATTGGACAGGTGAGGATTAATGAAAATAAAAGAAGGAACTAGGTGCATCGGATGTTTGCTTTATGTTCATCTCGGTAATTGGAAACCATGCGATTGCCCACTAGAGGAAGATGATTGAATGAGCGATCGCATTATCAAAACCATCTCCGTACCAAGGGGGGGTAATGTGGATAAGTTCTTTCAAGATGCTAAAAGAGGCGATAAGAACGTCTCTGCTCTGGTGTGTGGGATTATTGAGCGTCATCATACTCTCTACGATGATAATGTCCAGATGGAACTTGAGTTAAATGAATTGAGATGGAAATATGGTCGAGTCTGTAACGCGGCCCGCGATGCCCTCGCCCGGGGCGGCGAAGAATGGGAACTATATTTTCCTCCTCAACGGGGTTTCAACGCCCCCCTCGACGGAGAGAATTATGGGTTGGCTTCAAGGATCCATTTTAGAATGGTAGATAGGGACCAGTCAGATAACGATTCTTGAATAGTTCATCTTTGTACCCGCTGATGACTTTTATTCCTGCTCGGGCAAGTTCACTTCCACCTAGAGTGGTGATGGCTTGTAGAACCCTATGTGCCGACAGCAGCGCCGAAGTCTTTTCAGGGTCTCTGATTATATCTATCGGGTCAGTAATGAAATCCTTGTATGTGAATAGACCTTCTTTTCCGCCGATAGCATAACTGGCGATACCACCGGCGACTATTGCGGCTTCTAGGATGTACAAGGGTTTTTTTGAGAAATTCTTCCACTCTAGGAAATCAGTGGCCCATAGAAACGCGGCCCCGCCGATGAAGGTCCCGATGGCTGGCGCATCACTCCAAGTTAATTTATCATCGTCAGAAATTATTTCCCAAGTAGCAATTGCGCCACCAACGGTCACCCATATCTTCTGATGCTTCTGATAGCTCAGAGCCATTGGCTCACGGCCCGGTTGCTATTTCGTAGGAACGCTTCTGACGCATTAGGTAAGGCAATTCTGCTTCCTCGGCCACTATGATCGCAGTGATGTAAGCAGATGGTGAGATTCGGAAATACTCATCGGGTGCTGGTCCTGCAGGAACCGAGACTATGCGAGTGATGTGCAACTTGTCTGAAGATGCTCCCGAACAAGTTCCGTAAGTTGCTACATTGTATAGAGGGGTAACTTCTCCAACTTGCCCTGCATCAGTGCGTGCCCAGGTCCTACGCCTTCCATAGACAACTTGGTCGAGGTCGTAAACGGATAAAGGAAATCCCGGGGCATCTCCCTCGGCAAAGCCAAAGGCAGCGGCTTGGATACAGGCGGCGTCTGTCATGTACTCGGTTGTAATGAGGTCAACGATGTTCATCTGATACATGTTAGTTGAATTGAAAGTGCCTTCTTGGATATCGACACCTTGAAAGAAAGCAGTTAGGTCTTTGCGATTGTACCCCGAGAGATCGTAATAGGTTCGCAGAGCATAAGTCCCAGTCCCCAAATCCTCAAACGGGGACTGATCATTAGTTACAGGCGCAAATGGTGGATCCGATGCATTAGTCCCGAAGAATACTGGTAAAATCTTATTCAACACCCGCGGTCCTTCTAGAGTCATCTGCGGGCCTCCCTATGTGCCTTCTTTGCCAGTGCCTTAAATGACATCCTTGGATGCTTCTTCTTCAAGCGTTTGAATGCTGCTCCGTAGCGTTTGGCATAAGCGCTGGCTGTTCTTTTGACTTTCTTTTCTAGGGGTTTGCCAACTTTATCACCAATGCGAGCAGCCTTTTCATATTCCATCCCACCGGCTTCTAAGACCGCCCGTATTGCTAAGCATGTAGGACAGACCATCGTCTCCCCTCAGTTGTCACTAGCCGTACTCTGGATAGCAATGGCCATCCAGTCCTTGGTGGATAATTTGACAACTCTGCATTTTATTCGGGCTGTGACATAGACGTCATGGCCCGCGATAGCAGCCACATCATTGCCGGCTACCAAGTAAAGAGAATCATTGACTACTAGGAAAGCCTCTGATAAGTTGCTCGGTCCGAAGTTATCGGGGTAGAGGTCAAGAACATGGGAAGCAATGTTATTGCTATCGTCAATTGAAACTGATCCAGATGCAATCAAACTCTGGTCGTCGGCACGAATCAGTAAAGTTCCGGGGTTCAGGTCCGAAAGCTGGACATTGATTCCGCCATTTCCAGCAAGGAAAGAATTGACACTTTGCTGGAATGCTGTCCCTGCTTGGTAAATGAAGTCCACGGATTCGATCGCCATAGCTTGACCGGTAGCGACATTGATGTAAGCGCCAAGGTCAATAGTTCCTTGAGTTCTACTGCCAGGGCCAGCGGCAGCAGCCAGAGTTACGGTTTCGGTTAGATAAAATGAGCCAGTCTTTGCTGTCGCCATATTACAACACTGTTACTTTCAGTCTATAAAACTTAACATTAGGGTGATTCCCCCCCAAACCCGCATTGCAGTAGAATCTTCGCACCACGCAGTGGGCTCACCTCGCTTGCGACGCCCGGTGAAGCCCGTCAAGCGCCGGATAAAGCCAGCGCAAGCGAAGCGGCATAAGGGCTTCGCCTATGAAAACATAGGGTTCCTATGCTGAAAAAA